ACGGCGATGGAAGTCTTCTGTTGCACGGTAGAATCTACCAACAGAACGGACCGATACTGCAAAGTTAGACTTAACTTCTGGGTTATCTACATACTCTAAAAGTTTTTCGCTTGAGTCTTTAAAAGCAATTTCAACAGTCTGCTTCTCAGCATGTGCTGCTGCTCTGGTTTTAGCCAGCGCTGGTGACATACCCTGCTCAATTAATTCCTTTTCCATGCGGTTGCGTAGCATGTTTTCGTAAGGAACAAGGCTATCCATTCTTTGGTCAAAGTAAATCCACAAAGCCTTCTGACGATACATACCAGTAACGGTTGCATCCATTACTTCCATAGACCAGTTCTGAAACTTTTCAAGAATCTTAGGCAATCCGCCTTCTTCTTCAAAAACAGCCATATCCTTATTGTCGCCATGGCTAACAAGTCGTGTATTAATCTCACCACTTACTGGGTGACGACCCACTGTTGCCTTCTGGAACTCATCAAAGGTAAGAGCAGCAGATGCATTTTCCCAAGCATTGTCCATACTCTGCTTAGACTTCATGCGGAAGATTTCAATTTCTGCATACTTACTTTTAACTAGGTCAAATAGTTCTTCATTGTAAGTATTTGGACCGCCATGGAAAGTGTTTCTCATATCAAGAAGCATGTTCTCTATATGGATGCGTGCAATCTGCTCATCAGGTACACCCTGTTGGCGATAGTAAACTGTTGATGAAAACTTTGATAAAAATCTTTTGGCTAGTTCTGGGTTAGTTACAGCAAAGCCTTCGATTTCATCATTGTATCCAACACCCATAGATTCCATTAACTCATTACGGGCTGCAATAAAATCATCTTTTGTCTTTAATGCATTGTGCTTGTAAAAAACTGGGGCTGGAGATAACTTTATTCCAGGTGCAATAGGCTCGCTATTGTAAGGAAAACGAATAGACCAGTTATCAAAGTGAGTCACAGCAATGGCTGACTCTGACATTTCTGAAACCTGTCGAGGAGTGTACTTACCGCTCTTTACAAGCCCAGCATCTGTCATCATCTTACTCAAATTGCTAGGAGTAAACATTGAATCAATAAAATCTACATCTATCTTTCCAGATATAGAAGAACGTGCACCCATTGAGTTAATCATTGACTCAAATACAACTGGGTTATTACGCATTAACTTTTCAATGTTTTTCCAAGTTGATTCTGAAACAGTATTTTTGTATAAATCCTGAGCACGGTGAACCATATCTTCACGAATTAACGCCATTGAAATTTCTGCCTGTGGAACATTGTATCCACGCTTAACAGATTCCATTTCCGCTAATTTTTTAATAGCGTTATAACGAACCTCTGGACTAAACTTTTTAGTTGGGTCAAGGTTTTTCATAACCTTATACAACCCACGGGCATATTGACCTTGAGCCGCCTTAGAGCCAGTAATAGATGTCAAGGCTCTTGTTGGAAATATTGCTTCGCCCTTTAAAAATGCTTTAACATCGTAGTAAGGGGCATACATAAAAAAGAAAAATGTTTCGTCAATAGCAGAACGTATACCTAAACGTGGGTAAAGCGTAAGGTCTGCCCAAAAGTCTGTGTACTTTCGAACAAAATTATTTCTTGTTGCTCCACCAAGGAGGTTTGTAAAGTTAGTTTTTTCACTTAGTTTAGATGTAGCAGCGTACTGATACAACAAATCATAAGGAAGTGGCGCTATACCATCTGTCATTTGAGATGGTTCAATAATTCCCTTTGAGGCCTGAAACGGAATATCATTTTCATAGCGAATTAAATTAGGGCTAATTTCATCTACCCACTCAAGAGGCACTTCGCTTCTTGTTGTAGAAAGCATACCTGTTTCGTTAAAGGTTTTAGCAAGGATTTCTTCTGCTTGAGCCTTACCACCAGGGCTACCATACATTCCAATTTTAATCATAAATGCATTGTAAAGATTACGAATCATTGTAATCTGAATTTCTGCTGGTTCATTTGGATATGCCTCAGCAAACGCATCAGCAAACTTTGTATCCATTACCTGATTGGCTAGGTTTCTTACGCTCTCAACTGTCTTAATAGAGTTGTCGCCCCAAAGAATACGACCAGGTGAACGGCTTAAACCAGTTCCAATTTGATAAGCAATCTTACGTGCGCTTTTTACATTGCTTTGCAGTTGAAAAATATCTTCAATGTTTGGATTAAGCAAAACTTCTGAGTCATTAGATACTGTTTTTAAAGTATCCATAATAGACTTTAAGCCTTCGTCATTTTGACGAATTGCTTCATCAGTTGCTTTTGCACCAACAGTAGGGTTAAACAAATCATAGGCAGTTCTGTGAACTGCAGATGTCATGTTTCTATAAAAACGAGCAACAGGAATACCATCGCGGCGGAATGAAACACCATCGACTGGACCTGAAAGTAATGTATCAAAGTCGTCTACTTGTGTAAAGAATCTCTTTGCACCATTAGCGTTCCAGTCATTAGTTTTTTTCATTTCTGTTGAAACTAATTTTACTAACTCTCTGTTACGATACTCTGGATAACCTTGTTTAATTTCGTTCCATACTTGAGATTTACGCGTTGGGCTATCAGTCTCTGTGTATTGCTTAAACAAAGGACCTAATTCGTTATCCCAAAGGTTAATAACTTCTGGTTGGCGAAATGCCCAGTCCATTCCAGCAGCAGCAGTACCAGCCTTTTCAGAAATAAACTGATACTGGTCTGCCATTCTTTGTCCGCGAGACTTTAAACCAACAAATTGCATGGCTTCTTTTGCCCCAACTTGAATACCATCTACGCCTTTGGTAAATGCTTTAGCCGCTGGGCCTACACCAACATAAGTTAACGGGTCAATAGCAACCTGATAAATAGCATCAACTGGACCTGAAACAAGTTTTTTGGCTTTTGTTACACCCTGCTTAGTTGAAACATCAATGCCCAACATTTTAGTAAACTTAACGGCCCAGTGATTTTTATTAACAGTAGTACTGTTTGCTGGCATTTTATTTGCAAAGTCACGACCTGGTGAAACTTGAGTTTCCAACTTAAGTGTATTTAACAAGTTGTCAAACTTGGCAGGTTCATCGCCCATAAATTGAATAGCGGCATACATGTCAGCATCAACTGGGCCGTACTCATCAATTGACTCACCAATTGTGCGACCTTCTGCATTACCTCTTGCTAAAGTAATTAATGCTTTTCCATATTGCTTTTCAAACTTAGCAACTTTATCCCAACGCCAAGAGTTTAATCCATTGTAAGAATCTGAAAGAAGTTTCTTTGTAAATGGTTTACCTTGCTCCATTTGAACACGAACAATGTTTGCTGTATTTAATGCCTGCCCGTATTCTTCTGCAACTTTAAATGCTGCAATAAATGGGCTAGCAACAGCGGTAACACTTCCCATTGCCGCTTTACCAATGCCCTGAACAACCTTACCTAATAAACCTTGCTCTGGTAAAAACTGTTCTTTGTCAGAATAAATATAACGGATGTTGTTCTGCACAATTGGGTCAAGTTTTAAAAACTCTTCACGTGCTTTTTTGTCACTTAGTTTAAGTAACTCTTTACCCTTTTTGTGGCTTTGAGACAATTGCTCAACCATAAGTCTTGACTTAGCATCAAGGGTTGATTTAATAGCAGCAGAATAAAAGTTAGGACTTAACTGTGCTACAGATGGGTCTAATGGAACCTCTGGCATTAAGCACCACTATCTTCTAGCATACGATAAATTAATTCACTGTCACCAGTTGGGTCTTGCTGTGCAATTTTTCTAATAACAGAAAGAACTGTTTGCTCAGTGCTAGGGAGATTTAAAATACTCGAATCAGGGCCAGGACCAAAATCTGCACCAGCAGTAATTGGTTCATCCTTAAACTTTGTTTCAGCAGTCAATGGGGTAATGTCTAAACGACTGGTTCCAACTTGCTCAGTACCTTGCATAGGTGCAGCCATTTGTTGTTCCATGGTTGCTTGTCCTTCGCCGTATGGCATGCCAGCAATATACTTTGCAGGTTGTGTAGCGTTACCCGATTGTCCATTGCCACCTGTTGCAGAGATGTTTGCTGGATTATTTTGAGGAGCATCTGGGCGGAACCCACCACGATTTTCTGGTGCAGTTGTCACTCTTCATCCTCCTCTTCTTCAATGGGTTCGTGCTTAGTACCAAGCACTTCGCTGTTGTACTCTTGTGCCATCTTCATCATGCCGTATGCGTTCCACGGTGTCATGGCATCGCTAACTTCTGTGTGTAAATATCGGGACCCTTCGTAGTCTGCCCACTCGGTTATAATTAACCAATTGGTGCAGATAAAGTCAGTCCCCTTCTCATCCTCATCTACAAGGATTCTTAATGCTTCTTCTATTTTTTTTCTAAACTCTTTACTCATTTTGCACTTTGTATCTTTACCACAACTGGCTCAGCAGTGTGGATGTCCCAACGAGATGCAATCTTAATTGCCATTCTAATATCTATTTCCGCCACCTTTGGCGTAGTTTGCTTTCTAGAATTAGCAAAAGCCTCAATGGCACCGAGAGCAATGTCAGCACCAGAGCCAGAACAGTAGATACCGCGAACATCGCGGTCCCAAGAATAATCTTCAAAGATAGGGTAAATAACTCCACGAACGACAACAAGAAATTGAGAATCATGTGCTGCTGCGTCTCCGTCCTCTTTCATGTCATAACCAGAATCAATAAACAACTTACGCATTGCTGGTATAAACGTTTGTGTCATAAACACATCTAAGTCATCTGTAGCACGTGGCTTAGGGGCTTTCCACCCAAACTGCAAAATATTAGAACCACGACTAGCGCCTGAACCTGCAATCAAGATTCCATTGTTTTCAATAATCTTATGTGTTGCTAGTTCCATAAAGCGACCATCATCACCAGATGAACGAGAGTCACAGCCAACGGCTGCCCAACCATTTCCCTGAATTGCTACAAGCGTTGTCATTGTCCCCTCCTTAAGTTAGCGTCGCGTAACTGTCCTTGCTGATGCTGAGGCTTCTCCGCCTGATGTTAAACTTGCTAAAAGACTTTGTAGTGGTGCTGGACCTTGTGGGCCTTGAGGAGCGCCTCCTGCTGGCGCGGCGGGAACAGGGGACGGTTGCTCAACCTGTGCACCAGCAGGAGGTAATTCTGGCGCAAAGACTTCTTCAACCGCATCCTCTACTGGTATGCCGCGTTGACGAGCCTTAATTACTCCAGCAATTTTCTTTACCACGCCCGATGGGTCCCCACCTTGTACAGCCATTTGTGGAATTGCTTGTGTATATGCTTGTAAAGAATTAACAAGTGCTTTACGCATATTTTCAATTTCAATTTTTTCTTGCTCTTGTGTTACGTTAATACCAAATGGTAGTTCACGCATTGCTAGGTCTGTAGAAATCAATCCACCACCTAATGCTTGTAACATAAAAATAAGTCCCTGTGCTGGATTAAGACCAGCAAGCATGCCGTATCGAACATCAGCAGTAAAGTCGCTCTTAATGTCCTTGCCTGGCTTGTATGTAAGGCTATAAGGAGAACCTGCATCTACGCCACGGATTGTCTTTTCAACATCAAAAAACTTCTCATCTACTTCAAAACATACAGAGATAACATCTCGTAATGCAGAAGCAAAGATAGCCTGAGCAGATTTAACCTGTGTATCAAAGCCACCCATAAGTGCTTGAACACCCTGACCAGTAATAATGGAAGCATCAATGTTTCCAGTACGTCCCTCTGGGTAACGTGTTCCTGTGCGTAGTTCCTGCTGCAACAAAGCCTGTTCTGTAAATGCGCCAGGCGGAATGTTTAGGTCTACGCGTCTTACACCTGCTGGGTTAGATGTGCGAATAATTGAATCGCCACCTAGTTCAAGTTCTGTTACATCTGTTGGCAAGACAATTGGTGACTGTACTGACTTCTCTGCTGCTTCCATTGCAAGTAATGCAAATCGATTGCGAAGCAATTGAATACCAAGTACATCATCAAACTGTCCACGCATCTCACCATCAACTGATGGACGCTTAGCAACAATAACCATCATCTTGCCAAGCGGGTTAGCCGCTCTGGAAAGAATTAAATTATTTTTTTCTGGAACAAACAACAGAGATTGCTGTGCATCGTAATAACGAATTATCTCTAGTTGAGCGTTAAGGTCCTGCTTGTACATTTCTGGACCAAGCAGTTCTCTTGCATACTCAGGAAACTCTGAAGCAAGTTCCCCAATGCTCAAGTAATAACGCTTTGCAAAGGCGATACAGCGTCCGTAGCGGTCAAATTCTGGGTAAGCCCCCACTGGATTTTCTACACGAATACGCGGTAGCCCTGCTTCTTCGTCTAATTCAATAATGAAAGGGACGAAACCAAATGTGATGTACATGTCTGCGCCTGTGTACATCTGTACCTGCAAATCAGAGTTTGCAAAATAATTATTAGCAATACGGGTACGTGTGTCCGCAAACTTGCGAGCACGGTCGTTTGCTTGATTAGCAGCAGAACAGTTAACAGATGGCAGTGGTGCCATTACCTCTGATAGGTCACGGGCAACAATGTCAATAAAGTTAGCAACTACGTTAGCATCAACACCCTGCGGAAAAAAGTCTGGGTAAACGGTTGCTATTTGCCCCTTACGGACAGCAAGAACATCTTGCTGACGTGCATCACGCTCAGCAGCGCGTTCTCTTAAGGATTCAACTCGCGCTGAAATCTGCTCTATTGAAAGCATTTATTTCCTATCCGTATTGTTGTTGCCACATTTCGGATGCGGCCTCATCTAGGTTAATTGATGTACGTTTGTATTGTTGTGCTCTAGTGGCCCAACGATTGTTTGCGTACCTAGCAATGTTGCTGTTTTGCTGCATAAACTCACGGGCACGGATAACCGCAAACCATAAAGCCATAACAGTATCTGTCTTACCTCTGGTATCAGGCTTCCAAGTAATTAACTGTTGGACTAACGCCTTCATACCTTCTGAGTTTTCAGTACTAGGTAATTCTATAATGTTGTTCTTTTGGAACTTACCTTCGCGACTTGTGCCAAAGAGTGTTGACATAGATGCCACACCGAAGTTTGTGTCCCACTTGTTCTTGCCTGTAAAGTGAGAATTAAGCCGTACGCCGTGTGAAGAGAGCCATGTTCGTAGTTCTTCGTCAAGGGAGTAGGCTTTTTGGTGGGCGTTGATTTCAACTCGGAACTCTTGCGGTTTATACCGAAGCGTAAAATCTTCAATTGCTTGCCTAATCTTTTGCGGTGTAGGTTCTGTCATGTTCAAACAATCCAGAACATAAAT